CGCATCGAGGGGATCTTGCCTTCCTTCTCGTGACGGGTCCGCTCGACTCGCTCGACTTCTCTCCGCACCGGCTCCGCCTTCTCGTCGTCCTCGGAGATAACCGCAAGCCGCGACGCGCGCTCGTTGACTCGCTTCGTCGGCGCCGGAAATTCATGCCCGCAATACTCGCAAGTCCTCGCCGATGCATGAACCTCCGCCCAACACGCGCGGCAAATTTTCATCGGCGCTTTGCCGTCGCCCCTGGATGTCTTCGGTTCGATCTTTATCGCGTCAATGGGGCCGTGACGTGCGACGTTGCCCCCGTAATCCAAGACAACGCAATCCTTTTTCCCTTCCGCAATCCTCGATCCGCGACCGCATATCTGCACGTAAAGCGACGGCGAGAGAGTCGCGCGAACGATCGCGAGGCAGTCGACGTTGGGTGCGTCGAACCCTGTGGTTAGAACATCGCACGAGGTCAAACACTGTATGCGCCCCGCTTTGAAGTCCGCGAGGATCGCATCGCGATTCGGTGTCTCCCCGACGACGGTCTCGCACGATATCCCCTGCATTCGAATCGCGTTCCGCAATCGAGACGCGTGCGCGACCGAACATCCAAAAACCAAGATCGACTTGCGCCCCGTTGCTGCAATGTCCCGCGCGACCGAATCCGTTATCGAGTCGACGTCCGCCGCGAGTTCGAGATCCGCCAGGACATAATCCCCGCCGGAAACTTTCACTTCATCGAGGTCAATCGCCGTCGAGACTTTTGACGAGACGAGCGGAGAGAGAAACCCGTCGCGAATCAATCGCTTGATCTCGATGTCGTAAACGACCGACTCGAAGATCTTCCCCTCGCCTTGCGTCAACAAGCCCTGCCCGAGTCGGTACGGCGTCGCCGTAAGCCCGACGACGCACAAGTCGTTGTTCCTCTCGTAAAGCCCTCGGAGAAGTTGCCCGTATTGCGTATCGCTTTTGGGGCTTACCAGATGTGCCTCGTCAATCAACACGACGTCAATCTTGCCGAGCTCGCGAACACGACGTGCGACCGACTGAACCCCGGCGACGGTGCATGTCCGTATCTCCCGGCGCCCGAGACCGGCGGAGTAAACCCCGACGCGCCCGGTCCCCTCCGGCCATACGCGCAAGATCGCTTTTTCGTCTTGCGCGATCAATTCTTTTCGATGTGTTGCGACCAGGATCCGCGCGCCCATCGCACAAAAATCCCGCACGATCCCCCCCAGGATCGCGGATTTTCCGCTACCCGTTGGCGCGACGACAAGCGGTGCGCGCACCCCTCTTTTCAGCGACTCCGCGACCGCTTCGATCGCCTCGCTCTGATAGTCCCGTAATTTCATTGCCTGATCTCCTTTCGTGCACGCACCGTAAAAAAAAAGATTGACTGAGTAAATAACTATCTTTACCTTGCGATCAACACAAACAAAGGAGGTTGCGCGTGCAACTGAAAATTTCCAAGCTGAAAGATGTCGTCAATTCGAACGGCGTCAAAATTTGCGTCTATGGTCCGGCCGGTGCGGGTAAGACGACGTTGATCCGTACCTTGCCCGGCAAGGTGCTGATCTTGTCGGCCGAGTCCGGCCTGTTATCGATCTCCGACTTCGACGCCGACGTCGTCGAGGTCAAGTCGATCGACGATGTGCGGCAAGCGTATCAATTCTTGGCGAAAGGAGAGCATGACTACGACTGGGTCGCGCTCGATTCGTTCTCAGAGATTTGCGAGGTGCTTCTTTCAGAAGAGAAGCAAAAGACGAAGGATCCGCGCCAAGCGTACGGCGCGGTAATCGAAACCGGAACGGCACTCGCCCGCGCGTTCCGCGACCTCCCGCTCGGCGTTTACTTCTCCGCCAAATCCGAGCGCACAAAAGACGACGCTACGGGTCGCGTCTCCGCGTCGCTTTCGATGCCCGGGGCGAAGTTGGGCGCCGCGTTGCCGTACCTCTTTGACGAGGTGTTTTACCTGTTCTCCGCAACGGACAAAGAAAGCGGAGAACTCGAACGCTGGCTTCAGACATCGGGCGATCAACGCGCCGACGCGAAAGACCGAAGCGGAAAATTAGACCAATACGAGGTCGCCGACCTCGCGCAAATCGTCGCAAAGATTCGTTCGTGATTACGGAAAAACAAAAGAAAGGAAGAACAACATGGATGATCTAAATTTGGATTTCGATACCGCCGCCGTTGAGCCCGCGGAGGATAATTTCGCCCCTGTCCCCGAGGGGATCTACGAAGCTCGCATCGATCGATGCGAGATGAGGCCAACAAAAGACGGAACCGGGAAGCGCCTTGTCTTGATGTGGCGCATCATCGGGCCGAGCCACCGAGGACGAACCGTCCTCGTCGGTCTCAATGTCGTAAACCGCAATGAGAAGGCGCAAACGATCGCACGTCGTCAACTCGCGCAACTTCTAGACGCCGTCGGGCTTCCGGGTGAACGCGATATGGCGCGCCTGATCGATTGCGAATGTTTGATTTCCGTCGTCGTTCGACCTGCTCAAAACGGATACGAAGCGTCGAACGATATCAAACGATTCGCGCCTACCGATGACGTGTCGATCCCCGAGTCGACGGAACCCGCAACGCCAAAAGCAAAGTCAACGAAGCGCGCGCCTTCGTTCATGAGGTGATGAGATGGAAGACTTGAGAGAGAAGCTCGAAGCGGCCCTGAAAAGCCACGATTGGTTTTACCCGATGTCGGAAGATCCCCGCGTGTATCGTCGAGGTCGCGAAGCGTGGGAGCGCATTCAGTTCCTCGCGTCGCAAGTCGACGACGGGCAAGAGTTGATCAAGAAGTATCGCAAGCCGATACGCTAACCCCTACCGGGAGGGGGGGATCCCCCCCCCTTCATTTCGGAGATTTGAAAGATGAGATTTTACGCTTTTGGAGATTCGGTCTATATGTTCAGCCGCGAAGAGTTCGCGAAGGCTTGGCTGCGCGACAAGCGCGCGATTCAAAAGATCGGTGTATCCCGGCAAACGGCGTTCCAATGGTGCCGGGGTGAGACGTATCCGAATGAATCCCGCGCTGGATTGATCTGCGAACTCGTTCCCGAGGTCATGAAATTTGTCGGAAAGGTGCCGACATGAAAAAGAAAGCAAGACGAGACTATCGAGACGAGTCCGGAAACAAGTTGCCGAGCGTTACCGAGTTGCTCGGCGGGCTCGGCTGGAAGTACGCGCCCCTCTTGGGATGGGCGAACAAGATCGGCCGCGAGGGTAAAACATTAAACGAGGGGTCGCGCGATGCGCGCGACATCGGGACCTGCGCCCACGACTTGATCGAAGATTTCGTCCTGGGTCGCGAGCGTAGGGAAAGGGGGGATACCCCGCCCGACATATGGGAAGGCGCGCTGATTTCGCTCGCGTCGTTTAAGCGCTTCTGGCTGCGCGAGAACATGGCCGAGCGGTGCGAAGTCATCGCGACCGAGACTTTGATGGTCGACCTTCATCGTCGATACGGTGGAACCGCCGATCTCTTTTGTGTCCTCGACGGAGAGGCTGCTTGCCTAGACTTTAAGACCGGCAATTCTGTTTACGCCGAGACTTCGATCCAACTCGAGGCTTATGCGGATCTATGGTTTGTTGACGGATATCAACACGACAAAGATTCGGACGACAAGCCGCTGTTGGAATGGCAAAAAGAACAACGCCGCGCGCATAGGGCGATCAAGCGAACCGGGATAATCCACTGCCCCGCCGACGGACGCGAGACAACACTGATCGAAATCCCGGCGAAGGTCCGCTATATTGCCCAACAACTTTGGCCGCGTTTGGTCGAGATGAGTAAATGGAAACCGGATTATGACGATTTCGGGAAAGAGTTGCGCAAGATTGCGAAAGCAAACGAGGCCGAGCCCCCGAAGTCTTCAACGCCGTTCTAGGGGGATTTGATGGAAGCGCTCCACGTCGAGGATTTTGCACGCCGGATTTTGCTTTCTCTTCGACGCGGAGCGCGCATCGAAATCGAACCCGACTTTTTTCCCGACCTCGTCGAAGAGTTGGGCGAGCGAATCACGTTCGGCGATGCGATATTTCCCGACGAGATTGCCGCCGATGTCTCCGACGCTTTGATGAATTCTGAATATGTGATCGAGCTGTTTGCCGACGACGGTGAAATCTTCCGCATCGTGTCGAGGCTGTTGCAAACATCGATTCAATAGGGGGAAACATGACAAGAATTAAATGGTGCTTGCATCCGATGGATCGAGTCGCAAAGATCAAGGGAACGGATTTCCTTTGGTGCGGTCGCTGCGGTTCGATTTGGTGCGGCGATTATCGCAAGAATGGATCGAAAGAATGGCGAACGCCTCAGATATCCCGCGAGTTGAATCTCTCCCGTCATTCCGCGTGATGTGCGGCATTCGTACCGTCTCGGCTGCGAACGCCCGGGAACACTGGGCAGTCAAAGCAAAGCGAAACAAAACCGAGCGCGCCGCGATACGCGCTTACTTCTCGACGTGTCCGCCGTCGCTGCGATCGACCGACGCGCACCTCGTCGTTTCGCTTTGTCGATTCGGAAAGCGACTTTTAGACGATGACAATCTCGCGGGAAGTTTCAAGGCGATTCGGGATGAAGTCGCGGCGTGCTTGAATCGAGACGACGGACCGAAGGCGGGCATTCGTTGGGTTTATGAACAAGCAACTGCAAAAGAATATTGGATCGAAATCGAGGTAAAGGCCGATGAAACGGATTCATGATTTGGACGAGCGCGACGACGACGAGATCGAACAACTTCAAGCGGAGATTCGCGAATGGCGACTTGCGCAATTCCCGAACGCGACTCTTGACGGCGCCGCGAACCATTTGATGAAGGAAATCTTCGAGGCTGCGGAAGAGTTGGCCGATTGTTTTTTCCTGTCGTCGCAATGCCAGGATCTCGGAGGCGTTCCTGTTGGTATGCCTGAGTTCTGCTACCAGGCGATTCGCGGGTTCGGTCTCGATCCGGCGAAAATCATTCGCGCAAAGCTCGCTAAAAACAAGCGTCGCAAATGGCCCGACAAACCGGGCGAGGGGGGGATATATGAGGCTGCGGACTAAGAAAGATTTAGAAGCGTACATCGCCGACCTTGAAATCGAACTTGCTTATGCTGAGCGAGAGAACCTCGACTTGCGCGCGCAACTTGCCGAGGCTGTCGAGGTAATCCGCGAGATGTCAGAATATCAAATTGAAATAGAATACGAATTAAACGATGCAACTTTCGACATGCGAAACCCCGGGATGGTCCACTGATTTTCCGCCGAAGAGAATGCGGCGAATCGCGCGCCGCATCGCGCCCTATTCTCCCGACTTTTGGGACGACATGATACAAGCCGGATACATGTCGGTTTGGAAATCGGCGAAGTCGTATCGTGCAGGCGAAGGGTCTTTCGGCGGGTACGCGTTCCCGATGGTCGTTCATTCGATGCGCCGCGAATTTCACAAGTCGCACGCGAATCAAATGGGTAAATGTTTGAACTCCGTCATCCGAGGCGAAGGCGAAATAAACCGAGAGTATTTGGACGAAGAAGGACATCATCGCGCTATGTGTAGTCTTCCAGACGAGAACGAAGATTTAGAACGCGAACTATTGCGCAAAGAACGATCGTTTCTGTTGCGTCGTGCGGTCTGGCGTGCGGCCGAGCGACTCGGCGCCGTCTTTGTACCGTGGAAAAACGCCGTGATTCGCGAGCGTATTCTGTCAAACCGGTCGACGACAAAAGAGATTTGCGAGCGCTTCGAAAAGAATCGCAATTCTATTTATCATTTCGAGCGCAAATTGTTTGCGCTTATAAAAGAAGAGATGAGAGGGAAAGAGGATGATCGATCTTAGGCTCGGAGATTGGCGCGATGTGCTTTCGGACGTTGAACACATCGATGCCGTGATCACTGATCCGCCGTATGGCAACCGAACCCACGTCGCCACAAATGACCACATCGCCGGAAGCGTTCTTCCCGACGCTTCGAATCGTGGCGGAATCAATTACGCATCGTTCACGCCCCGAATGGTGTCCGAACTCGTCGGAGGGTTATGCCCCCGCGTTCGTGGATGGTTTTGTGCGATGACGTCGCACGACTTGATCCCGACATGGGAAAGCGAACTCGAGGCACAAGGGATGTACGTCTTCGCCCCGCTGCCCATCATCCAAAAACGCCCGCGCTTGTTGGGCGATGGTCCTGCGTCATGGGCGGTTTGGATGATCGTCGCACGTCGACGCAACAAAGAGATCGCGCGATGGGGTTGTTTGCCAGGGATGTACGAAGGCCCGACGGTAAAAGGCGGAGGCGTCACCGGGGCAAAGCCCATCGACATGATGCGCGCGATTGTGCGCGATTACAGCCGCCCGGGATGGACCGTCGTTGATCCATTCGCGGGTAGCGGTACGACGCTTCTCGCTTGTGCGATGGAGGGTCGCGAGGCGATAGGCTCCGAGATTGACCCGAAGACGCACGCCATCGCACACGAAAGACTCACGAAAGAATTTCAACCGGCGCTTTTCTGACCATAGACTTTCCCGCGCCACGCGAAGGCCCGGTCCGCCATGACGATATTCGACGCCGTGAACTTGCCATCCGCGAAGAACTCGTCCCATCCGAAACCGTGAAGCCATCCGTTATGTGGGCCAGCCCACGACGGCGCCAGCGTCCGGAGACACGGCGAACCGATGGACATGAGCACGCGCCCATCGGCGAAGCCCCTGGTCGTCGTCTGCGGTCGATGTGTATGTCCGTAACGTACGCTTACGCCGTACGTGTCGAGGTGCTTCTTTGCATGGTGCAGGCTCGCGAACTCGCCGTGTGTATACGCAAGTTTCCCCGGCTTGCCGTTGATCGTTGGATTCCATAGCTTGCGATATGGAACCCACTCGCACCCTATCGCGTCCAGTTCCAAAAGATTCGGCAAGGTCAACGCCCCGTCGAAAGATGGAAGCGCCGCCGCTACAACGCGATTGAGGCGCGTCTCGTGATTCCCTTCGAGATACGTCAACGCCGCGTTCGGACATGCCTCGCGAATCCTAGAAAGCGCCTTGCGCCCCGCTTTGATTTCATCGACAAGCGCGAGCGGGTTGGGATTCCCGCCATGCATGGAACACGACTCGAGTTCCAGGAAGTCCCCGCCGAGAACGATGTGGTCCGGCTGTTCGTCGTGTGCGAAGTCGAGAACCGCTTTGAACGCGAACGCGTCCGCCTCCGGTACGTGCACGTCAAAGAGAGAGAGAACCCGATACGTCGCGCCAGTCTGCTCCGCCTCGACGTGCGCGGGCGCCTTGTCCGTCACGAGCTCCCGCAAGACTTCCCATTCGTCCGGCGTGATGTCGCTTGTCTCCGCTGGCACCTCATAGACAAATTGCCCGCCGTCGCCGATGGGCTTCACGTTTACTTGGTGCCGCTGTCTT